ACATAACCTTGTACCCTAACTCAGAGGGTAAGGCTACACATGGTAACTCTAATTGGAAACCATACAAAGATGGCTCCCCAGCAGACATACACCTTAGAAAAGATGCCAAGTATTCTGTAAAACTATTTGGTAATGATGATGGTACATTTGGTCTTGCCGTATCAGAGGTGGTGCAAGGAGTCTACACAGATAGTATATCTGATGGAGTATCACAACCTGGGATGAGAACACTTGCTGCATCAATAGACCCACCAAAGCCTAGTCCAATATCAGCACTAAAAGACGAGCTTGATGATGAAATTCCATTCTAAATCATACTATTCCACACAGGAAGCTACCGAACTGATGTTTGGAGACACACCAAGCAATAGAAAAAGACTAATCCGTTTACTACAAACAGGAGAAGTCAAAGGTAAAAAGTTTGGTAAGAGATGGTTTGTATTCGCAAGTGAGATAGATGCCGTAATGGTATTCGAGGATTGCCCAAAAGCAGTAGCAGAATATGAGCTAGAAGCAAACGTCAAAAGCTATAAACCTGTATCTACAGAAGTCCATGCAGGAGTATCAGATCTAGGTGGCATTATTATTGATTCACAAAAGCACGATTACAAGCATGGATCAGCTAGAAATGGCACTAGATTTAGTCACAAAAAAGAGGATAAATAATTATTTCTTTTTCTTTTTGGACATCATTATCTTTTTTTGCAAAGCACTAGGCAATGTCTTTTGCTTTGCAGTTAGACCTTTACCAGCCATCTTCTTCTTCGCAGGTGGTCTACCTCTTGTTTTACCATAAGTTCCTTTACCCATAGGCATAGCAGTCTCCTTTTTTATTTGTATGTATTCGTAGTTACTTCTTTTTTGCTTTATTGCGTCTACTAATTGATGCAGCTTTTCTTTTAGCATCAGCTTTACTACTAGCACCCCATGCACGAAGCGACAATAATAATCTTGTAGGCTTTCCATTTTTCTTTTCAGGTCCACGCATACCTCCCATTCTAGCTAGAAAACTTGCTCGTCTTGGATTGTCTCCCCTTTTTACAGGAGCTTTTAATGTACCACCCTTATATGATGCACGACCTTTGGCATTTAGTCCACCCTTGGGATTCTTTCCTGCCTTACGTTGCCATGCTGGAGTCCTAGGCACTGTCTACGTTCCTCATTCTCTCACATAATCTCTCTGCACGATTAGTAACTTGCTCATACCATTTACTATCTTGCATCTGATTAGCTGCTTCTTGCCAATCTTTATCTAATACAGCTTTCTTCATCTTGTGGAACCTAGAAAGCCTTGGTCTGCCTAGATTAAACATCATATTGCCTATGATTTTCTGTACTTCTTCTGGTAAATTATCAAAGTTATCATACAAATATCTACATTCTTCTAATGTTACATTTATATCTTTTTCAAATAACTCATTAACCCTATCATCTGATACAGTTGTACCTACAGGCTTGTCATATTCTTCATCCCATTCAGTAACCAAGTGACCCACACCTAGCGTCTTTAAATTTAAATGGTCTAAATACACAGAGTTTACACAACCCTCATCTGCCTTTATTTCACTTTTTAAATCTTCTATCATTAAGTAATCTTTCTGTATCTTTTCGTTTTTGCTGCAATCTTTTTGGGCTGTTTAGATACTTGTTTACCTGATCTACTTGCTCTGCGTTTAGCAGCCGTAGTCTTGGCGTATTCTTTGGAACTAAGAGCCTTAATTGCTTTTTCAGGAAGATAACGTTCACCTGTAGCCTTTGACCCTTGTGTACTAGGCTTGCCACTCTTGGTTCTCCACTTTTGTTTTGTCCAAGACTTTAATGATCTTTGTCGTTTTGTGAGTGCCATTACTTATATCCACCACCTTTAGCCTTGTATTGTTTGGCAAGCATCTGTGCTTTTCTAGCTGACCATTGTCCAGGTCTACCACCTTTACCACTAGATTTAATCCTATTAAACAAAGCCTTTCTCATAGTCGGCTTAGTGTAGTTGCCTGATTTGTTGACTGTTGATTTCTTTTTCATTTATCTACCTTGTCTTTTCTTTATACATTGCACATGACGATAATAGAAATAATTACCAATCTTATTAAAAAACTTAGATAATTTCAACCAGTTCCACATCATTTCTTTTTAATCTTCTTTAATACACCCTTGAGTGTCTTTGCTTGTTTAGCGTGTGACTGACTAGCTTTGGTCAAACCTTTAATAACTTTTTTTATTTTTTTCTTCATTTTTTCATGTTCTCCCTTGCAACACCTTTTGATTTCTCGAATGATCTCATACCACCCAATCCTAATAATGATAGTGTTAATGTCATCAACTCTCCTGTGTTTAACTCAGGCAGTATAACATCAGGCATCCATATACTTGTTGCCCATTCTGCAATCGGCATCAGAAAAAATTGTGTTAATAAACCTAATGCACAAATCCACATGATAGCTGGTCTAGCTCCAGCAACAAACAAACTAGGATGTTTAGCTTGAACAACATTAGCTTCTATCTGACCTTTGGCTAATTCTTGTGCGTGTTTCTGTGCAATCGTAGCTAAGTCATGTGCTAGTTTATTCTTCTGGTCTTTGTCCTCTATAAACTTACCAAGTAAGTTACTTACTGGACCTATTAACGCTGTTAACATTGTTGTCTCCCTTATGTTCGTGACCCATCCATATACCAAATACACCAGTCATTACACCCATAACTACAGATACAAACGCAGATTGACTAGCTGTTGGTGCATCTAAATCCATAAACCATTCGGCACATCTCCAGGACATTATCGTACTAGCAAGCATCATAAATCTTGGTAGTATCTTCCATTTTAAAAAAGTGTCTACATTCATTGTATTAAAATCTCATTTAATCCAAAGCCTTCCAATAAGACTAAAGTAAAAAATAACAACAATATACCACCTGCTATTAACTTACCACTAAAGTTAGTGGAGCCAATCTTAATAGCAACAAACTCATTACCTAGTATTCTTAGCGATAGCTCAAAGCTATTTTGCCCTATGTCTAAGTTAACAATTTTCTTTTTATCTTCTGTCATTAGTAAACTCTAACTTTACTTTCATCTACTCTAGGAACCAACTTGCATATACAATTATATGTTACGTTCTCACCAGTAGCACTATCATATGATTGTTCACTTAAATATTTAGTATAGAATGTGCAGTCAGTGACATTCCTAAAGTATATCCCACCTTGAGACACACCATTAAGATAACAAGCTAACATAAATGCTGTCATATTATACCTTTCTTCTTAGCTATAATTACTAGTACAGTTATTACACCTGAAAATAAAGCAGTTATCAAGATACCTAATACTACTTTAAGAGTCATGTCTTTAATATATTCTATACGTTTTTCTTGTTTGACTCGTGCTTCTTTTCTTGCCACACGAGCATCAGCACAGAACTGAACGTAATCTTTATAGAGATTGGCACGACCATAAAGCTGCATATACTCTCGTAGTTTCTCTTGCTTAACTCGTATCTGTTCAAGAGCCATAAACTCCTCAAGATCATTGTCAGTCTTACCTAAGAAGTTAGTCCAGATACTATTCTTTTTTCTATGTAAATCTTGCTTTAGTTTTTCTTCAGCACCTACAAAATTGGATATTGCAGATCCTGCTGAAGCTATATCTTTGCCATTTTCGAGTGTTTGTTTTATAATTGCGAAGGCACTATTTGCTACCATTAGCATTTCAAGCATAATGTCACCTCAGTAGTAAACCTGCCATCATCAGTATCATTGTACCTGCTGTGCCAATCATAATATGTTCAATGCGTTTGATCCGTAAGATAGTTTCTTTCCATCTCTCAGCACATACTGCTTCATGTGTGTCTATCTGTGCCTTTACTTCACTCGCTTTAACCATCAACTTGCCTTTGAATTTTCCATAGCCTTAGTAGTTTCATCATTACCAAGTGATGTCTTTAATGCTTGTAGATATTGTTGATGTAATATGTTGGCATCTTCGAAAGCATCTTTGAGATCATTAGTTTGCTTCTGATACTTGGCAATCTTGCTTACTAATCTTATCTGCTCTACAGATAAATCTTCTTGCTTATATTCTTTGCCATCAATGTTAATTACGTTTGATTGTTCAGTCATTACCACGTTACTCCACTTGCTACTGTCGGTGTTTTCATTTCTGCTATTTGACTAGCGATACTTGCTTCTATTGCTGTAACTTCATCTGATCCAAGAGCATCTTTTGCCCATTGTATTGCATCAGACTCTTTGATATCTGCATATGCTATAAAAGATTGTGAGCCTAATGTTACACCTACAGAACCATATGATGAGCCAGTATTCCCATCACTATCTGTATCACTTGCTCTCCAATGAATAGTTGTTACTACATTAGCTTTTCCATCTTGTGTAATATCTCTATCCATTGATGCTATAGTCCATGTTACTGCCATTTTATGCTCCTTCTAGTGCTGTTATTCTTGATTCTAATTCTTGTATGGTTTTTACG